ACGAACGGTCAAGTTCTGACTTCTGACGGTAGCGGTGTGCCATCATGGCAGACACCAACGGCTGGTGGTACCGGCACTGTCACATCTGTTGGTCTCACATCGACAGATCTTTCAGTTTCTGGTTCTCCGATCACGACGACAGGCAGCTTCACAGTCAATCTGAATACGTCAGGTGTTACCGCTGGTTCCTACACGAACGCGAACATTACTGTTGACGCGAAGGGTCGTGTCACCGCGGCCGCGAACGGTACAGGCGGCGGCTCGGCAGCATTGACGAACACGTATGTTGGTTACGGTGCATCTGGCGCCTTGGCTGGCACCGCGAACTTCACGTTCATTACAGGCACAAACACTCTCAATATCGGTGATGGTACTAACGCAGTTACTCGCGCAGCAATCATCAAAGCACGTGACTCAGTTTCTGGTACAAACACATCGCCTCCTGATCTGACTGTCGCGGCTGGTAATGGTCTCAATGGTGTTTCTTACGGCGGTTCCCTGATCCTTCAAGCTGGTGCAAACCTGCAAGGCGGCACCGGCGCCATTCAATTCAAGACTGGTGACACGTCAACCGAACGGTTCCGCATCGGTTCTGGTGGTGACCTCCTCATCGGTGGCACGGCAGCTGGTACATCTGGTCAAGTCTTGACATCGGCAGGTGCAGGTGTTCCTCCAACATGGACAACTGTTAGCGCTGCCGCTGCAACCAATCTCAACGCAACAGGCGCACTGCCAACTTACTCGGCTGCAACTTCCACGATCGCAATTGGCGTCGCTGGTGGCACACCTAATCTTCTCCATGTTATGTCAGGCAATGGCACTGACGCAAACATCTGGGATCTGAAGGTTGAATCTGGTGCCCTCAAGTGGACGCTTCTCAACGACGCGAAGAGCAATGAAAGCGTGTGGATGCAAGTCACACGTTCTGGCTTCACGCCAGCTGCGATCACATTCACCGGCACATCGATCAATCTTGCAGGTCTTGGATCGGGTCTGTTGCTCAATGGCGCTGCTGGAACGTCAGGCCAAGTTCTGACATCTAATGGTGCAGCTGCACCTACATGGCAAACTCCGGCTGGTGGCACATTCACTGGCGGCACAGTCGCGAATGCGATCACTATTACTTCAGCTATGCCGCAGCTCACGCTCGGCAATACTGCTGCTGGCGGTCGCATTGTGTCTGTTGTATCAACAGCGGGTGCTGGTCAACAGCTCTCTCTACTTGGTGCAAATGCGACTGTATCTGGTCAAACAGGTGGTGGTGTTAGTCTGTCTGGTGGTGCTGCAAGCGGTGTTGCAACAGGTGGTGTTATTAACATCAGCGCTGGTAACTCAGGCGCCGCTGCAACTTACGATTCGATTCTCATTAATGGCGCCACTAACACGGGTTCTGGCGTTGGTGGTTCAATTGCTATCAATTCTGGTACGTCATCGTCCGGCACTGGTGGTGCAATCTATTTCACAACGGGTGGTGCGAGCTTCACCTCAACAGAACGCTTCCGTATTCTTGCAAATGGTGCATGGTCTATTGGTACTAGCGGTACTGCATATGGCACAACAGGTCAAGTTCTAACATCTAACGGTAACGCACCTCCAACTTGGACAACTGCTACATCACCCGTTATCGGCTCCACAACTCAGATTCCGTACAACAACGCAGGTACGATGGCTGGTTCGGCATCGTTGCTGTTTGACGGTACGACGATGACGGTTGGTGGTATTGGTACCGCCGCAGCCTCACCTTCGTCTATCAAATTCAAGATTACATCGACGACAACTGGTGCTGGTATTGTTCAAGGTTTCCGAATCGAAGGCAACTCATCGACATTCATTGACGTTGGCCGAGATGGTTCAAATGGTGCCTTCATCATTCGTCAACAACAAGGTGCGACAGAAGGTGCCGATGCCTTCGCAATCGTCTCACAGATGAATGGCACACCAGTTGAACGTTTCCGTATTATTTCAACTGGTGCCTTTACGCTCGGTGGTTCCGGCGCAACCGCATCTGGCTACGGCGCATCTGGTCAAGTCCTAACTTCGAATGGCACTGCTGCTCCAACATGGCAGAGCACAAGCGGCTTCACTGGTGGTACGATCGCCAATGCGATCACAATCACTTCAGCCTCACCGCAGATTACCCTCGGTACAACCGGCATTGACGGTCAGGTTATTGCAGCCACTGGTTCGGCAACCGGTCGCAATCTGGTCCTTCAAGGTGGCAATGGCGGCGGTACTGGCAACAACGGCGGAACGGTCAACATCGTTGGTGGTCTTGCATCAACCAACGGTGTCGGTGGCGCAATCGTTCTGACTGGCGGTACTGGCAACAATGCTGCTACGTCTGGTGGTTCCATCACGATCCCTGGTGGTACTGGCGGCTCAGTCGCTGGCACTCTGTCAATCCTCACTCAAGCCGGCAGCGGTAATGCTGGTGGTGGTCCAATCACCATCACAGCAGGTGCAGCTGGTGGTAACGGCGCTGGTGGTTCAATCACGCTCACGTCTGGTGCAGGTACAAATACAACTGGCTCAACGGCTGGTTCGATCAATCTCGCAGCCGGTGCAAACGTCAACGGTGCAAATCCTGGTGGTTCGATCAACCTCACAGCTGGTAACAACACCAACGCATCTGCTGGAACTGGTGGCGGTGGCAACGTCGCAATCACGGCAGGCAGCGTCACAGGCAATAGCACTGGTTCTGGTGGCTCAGTCACACTCGCTGGTGGTTCATCGGCTTCAGGAACAGCCGGTCACGTTCGTCTAGCTGGTTGGGCAGACACGTCGAACACAACGTTCTCTGCAACTCTGTCTATCAATGCATCGCTTGTGAACTCGTATCGTGCAACGCTTACAGCGAACACGACATCATTCGCAATCATTAACGTTCCGCCAGCTGGCTTTGTCTACACGCTCACACTATTCCTGACCCAAGATGGCACGGGTAACCGCACGATGGTATGGCCAACTGGCACGAAGTGGTCTGGTGGTCTTGCTCCAACTCTGACCGTGACACCAGGTAAGACTGACATCATTACGCTGATGACACCAGATGGTGGCACGACTTGGTACGGCTTTGTCGGTGGTCTAAACTTCTAAGGATTTGATATGCCATCAGCAGGAATTTCAGTTGTTGTTGCTGCGGCAGGCGTCGAGAGCGTCGCGGCAGCAACACTTTCTGGATCTCGAGTCTATTCAATTCCAGGCACGTACACATTCACCGTGCCAACAGGTGTCACCAGCATCTGCGCTGTTGCCGTCGGTGGTGGTGGATCTGGTGGTCACGCATCTGATGGTTTCGGCTGGGCAGCTGGTGGTAGTGGCGGCGGTCTACGTTACATGAACGATTTGCCAGTCACACCGGGCGCCACGATTACGGTAGTGGTTGCAGCTGGAGGTGCAGCAGTAACAGGCAATGGTGGCGGTGGTGGAGCTAATAATCCTTCTGGCAATGCAGGTGGTGCATCGATTCTAACGCGAGACGCAGACTCAGTTGAACTGCTTCGCGCTGGCGGTGGAGGTGGCGGTAATATCGGCGCCACAACTGACGGTGCGAGTGGTGTGGGTGGTACTGGCACTGCAGTAGGCACTGGTGTTGATGGTTCGACAATTGGTGGCGGCAACGGTGGGCTTGGTAAAGCACAAGGTGCCGCCTCTGGTGGTGTTGGCGGCAATGGTGGGGCTGCAGGTGGCGGTGGGGCAGGTGGCTACACTGGCAATGGCGGGGCTGGTGGTTTCATCTATTCTACTACAAGCGCCAACGATACTTCAAACACATTCGTTAGTACGCCTGGTCAAGCTGGAACTGGTGGTGCAGGTGGCGGCGGCGGCTATCAACGCGGCAAGACGGGTGGTGCTGGTCAATCGATGTACAACATCTGTAAGGCTGGCGGTGGCGGCGGTACGAGCGTCTTCGGCACCGGTAGTAATGGTGGTCCCGGCGCCAGTGGCTTCAGCGGCGCAACTGGTGGTGGCGCAGCTGGTGGATCGGGTGGTCAAGCCGGCGGCAACGGAAGTTTCTCAACGACATCATCCAACAACAGTGGCAACGTAACTGGCGGTGCGGGTGGTGGATATCCAGGCGGTGGTGGAGCTTCAGCCTTTAACAAGACAACTGCTAGCGCGGCAGCTATCACTGGTAGAGGTGGTAATGGCGAAGTTAGAATCATTTGGGGTGCCGGCCGTTCATTCCCATCTAATGCATCCTAAAATGTAACAGTCAAACCAGGTTCCAGGTTGTGTTATAATCTGCGTATGAACACACCTGGATACATGGTCTACTGGATGGAAGCTGGCCTTCCACAATGCTCCTTCTTCGAACCCGCGGAGATGAGCCAAGCGCTCACCTTCATGAACGACGATCTGCGTAACCGCAAGGATGTCGAATTCGTGACCTTCTCTGGCCAGCACGCGGACCGCGTCGGCAAGGACGGTGTAACCTCGATCGTCAACGGCATGATCGACAAGGACACGCCGTACGAATGGTCGAAGAAGCATCGAGGAATGGGTCCCCGCAAGGAGGACGCATGAAGAACGAGCTGCGAGAAATCGGGTCGGTGATTCAGTACTTCGCGGGTGATTCGGCGAAGGCGAAGCGCACCCACATCCTGAACGGCAAGCAGTTCGGCGCGAAGACCGACAAGAACCACGAGCACTTCCTTGGCTTGTTCATCTGGGTCGTCATCTTCGGCATCATCCCCGCCATCATCAAGTTCTTCAATTACCTGGCCGACCACGGAATCTTCTGGTTCGTGATCTAAAAGTGTAACAGTTTGCCTGGAATCCAGGTTGGTGGTATAATAGCACCATACCAACCCACGGACCACGCATGCGATACGTTCTCTTCAGCAAAGGTCAGGTCGTTCACGCAACCACCGAGTCGCCCTTCACCGGCACGCCGAAGCTGAAGGAAATCAAGCGAGCCGACGGTTCGATCGTTACGTACGACAAGGCGAAGACAGACCCCGACTTCAAGTCGTTCCACGAAGTCGAGCTCATCGCCGAGCAACTCACCGAGATCATGGGCGTCAAGTACCTCGCGTACGACAACGGCGCTGGAACCTCTCACCGCTACGGGGTCATGGTTCCTCCGAAGGTCGGCGACGACGTCTCGTACGGCTTCAACGGCGACTACTACCCGTGCGGCAAGATCGTTCGCATCACCCCGGGCTGGCGCATCTACACGGAAGAGCAGGTCGTCGATCCGACCACAAAGCTGATCGACACCTCGACCGAAGAAGGCAAGGCACTCGCCGAAGCCGCTCAAGCTCGCCGCGACGCCGATCCGAAGCGCGAGCGCAAGATCAAGATGTTCAACCGCCGCAAGAACACGAGCGGCTGGAAGATGAAGGGCGGTACCTGGTCCCTCGTCATGGGCATTGTCGACGAACGCAATCCTCACATTTGAAAGCACATCATGGCAACCATCGCGAAGCTCAAGGCGATCCTCGATATTCTCGTCGAGGCCGGCATCGGCAAAGAATCTGTCGCCGCTGAGCACGATCAGATTTTCCTGGCGCCACCGGACCAATTTCCGGAGGACAGCGAAGTCGGCCAGAAGCTCGAAGCGGCCGGCGCGTGCTACAGCGACAGCGACGGCTGGTACATCTTCGTATGAACGGCTTCACCTTCTACGCCCGCCTCTGCATCGTCTGCGGCATCTGCTTCTTCTTCCTGAGAGGGAAGATCGAGTACGCCACGATATGTGCCTGGGTTTTCCTGTGGCTGACGTTCATCATCCTGCTGCTCGGTGGTATCGACACCGCGAAGCGGGCCAACGGAGAAACGGATGAGTGAGAAGATCGATGACGCGTTCATCATGAAGGCCTTGCAAGAAGCGCAAGACGCAGCCCTGAAGGCTGCTAACGCGCACATGGAACTGGTCAAGACAGAATACCCGTGTGGCTTTGCATGGGTCAACATCAAGCCAGCTCGTGGTCCGTGGGTCGCTTACATGAAACGCGCTGGCATCGGTCGTCGTGACGAGTTCTACGGTGGCTGGACCATCTGGAATCCATCGAAGCATACCACGCAGAACATGGATGCGAAGGAGGCCGGCGCCGAAGCCTTTGCCGCGTCGCTCAAGAAATACGGCCTGAACTGCAACGTGCGGACCCGGATGGACTGAGTAAATAGGCGATCCTGGAGGATCGCCATGGCAAACAAGAAACCGAAGAAGGCACCCAAGCCTTCGAAGCCACTCGAGCCAAACCCTGAGTCGCTGCCCGTTCGACGGAAGCGTCGGAAGGCGCCACCACCTGATTGGCCATGGCCGCCAATTGAAAGACCAAAAAGCGACACAGGTTAGGAACCTGTGATATAATCTACGTATGAGCACGATCCAATTTTTCAACGGCTTCAGCCTGAAGGTGATGGAGACTCCACACTGGAAGGTGATGGAGTCGACCGTCGAGGGCACTCACTGGCACCGTGAGGACAATGTCGCGGTCCACACGATCATGTGTTTGAACTACTACGTGAACCATTTCTCGCATCTCCGGTCGGAGCGCGAGCAGATGATCGCGCTGATGGCAATCTTGTTCCACGACTTCGGTAAGCCGGAATCCGAGGAGACGAAGGAGCGCAAGAACGAGGACGGCACGTCGACGGGTGAGATGTACCACTCGTACGCGGGCCACGAGCCGGTTTCGGCGAACGAGATGATGTCGTTCTTCTGCTCGCACGATGAGCTGCGTGAGGAGTTCTTTGCGCAAGGCTACGACTGGAACGACCTGCGTTCGATCAAGTTCATGATCGAGCACCACCTGCCGTACGGCCTGGTGAAGGCTGCAAAGCGGCTGGCCCTGCGTTCCGCCGTTGCCCATACGCTGGGTGCGGACGAAGTCTGCTTCTACGACATGCTGATCTCGGACTGCTACGGTCGGATCAGTGACGATCACGACGCAAAGAAGGCCAAGGTTCACGAGTGGATCAAGGATTTCTCGGCGCTGCCGGTTGCGAAGAACAACGCGGATGCTCGCAAGAAGAATGGTTTGGGCAAGATGGGCATCTTCATGAACAAGGATGCCCGTCAGCCGGTCTTGTACGTGATGCATGGCATCTCCGGTTCCGGCAAGTCGACGTTCATCAAGAAGATGCCGGGCGAGTTGCTGGTATACAGCGAAGACGACCTGCGAATGAAGTATGCCGAGGCGAACCTGGATCACACCGATCTGCGGGCGTGGAGCGGCATGACGGTGCAGGAGCGGTACGACGCTGCATGGAAGTTCTGCGCGATGTCGCCGGATTCGACGTTCGACAAGGTATGCAAGGCAGCTTGGAACTCCATCCTGGATCAGCACACTGACATCGTTCTGGATCGGATGAACCCGACGCGGAAGGCTCGAGCCTCGTTCATCGAGACGGCTAAGGCGAAGGGCTACCGCGTGGAGTCGATCGAGTTCTACATCTCCGAACAGGAGGCGAAGGACCGGCAGAAGACGCGTGGTGACAAGTCCTTGCCGGATTTCCGAGTCCACCAGGTCTACATGCAAATGGAGACTCCGTGGATCGGCCCGGAGGTGGACGCAGCACAGATTGTTGAGCATGCTTGACAAGCTGATAGACCTGCTGATCTCGGCCCTGAAGCTTTTCCAGTTCTGGGTCGTCATCTATCCATACGAACGCGGCGTCCTGCTCCGTCTCGGCAAGTACAGCGTGACACTCGAACCCGGTTTCCATTGGTGCATGCCGATGAAGATCGATCGAGTGATCACAGCGGACATCGTTACCCGAACCCTTCGGCTCGGTGCCCAATCTCTCGTGACGAAGGATCAAAAGCCAGTCGTCCTGAACACTGTCGTGACCTGTGAAATTCTGGATGTCAAGAAGGCGCTTCTAAATGTCCACTCAATCGAGCACGTCATCGACGATTCCTGTTCAGGGTTTGTCGCGGCTTTTGTCGCTGATCACGACCTCGGGTACATCGTGAAGTGCTGCGCGATACCAGACAAGAAGCTGCTGGGCTCCTGTCAGAAGCAGGCAGGAGAATACGGCATTGGCGTGATGAAGGTCCAGTTCACAGACGTCACACCGTCCCGGACGTTCCGTCTGCTCAACAGTACGGTCGAAGCCGCGTCCTACTGGGCTGACCATTCTACGAGAGCTGACCGCCTGTAATATCCAACCTCCCTCGAGTCACGGCTGGACCTAGCAATGGGTCCAGCCGTTTTTGATTACAGCATACAATGAATCATCTCGTAATCACAGCGAGATATTTTGCAATCAAACTTTGAAGGAAATTGAAATGTCTCTAGGACCGACAGTAAAGCAATACGGACGTTTTCGTGTCACCGACGACGGGGCTTCTGGGAAGAAGTACGGCGTATGGCGTCAAGATGACGCTGCAACACGCAGGCACAACGACGGCAGCATCTACTATACGGTGGTAGGCTCCGGCATGGAGAAGGATACTGCGCTGACAGTCGCAGAAGCTCTCCACAAGACCGGCGCAGGTGATCCAGGAAGTCAACTGAACGAATCCTTCTGAGGATTCTTCTCACTTCAAAGGGCTCTTCGGAGCCCTTTTTCTTTGCCTGTTCTGAAGTAATTTGAAGTGGAACCTTACTTCAGGTTGGTTACAACTGTTTCCTAGTTACAATCATATCTTCGGTAGAGCAAATCTCACCGAGGGTTGCCGAAATCTATAAATACCTGGCCGTCAATCAAGACGGTCATTTTGGCAACATTTGAAACTTTCGAGGAAATTTATCATGGCAAAGAAATCCCTAGCAGACCTGGCTTCTGCATTCGCAGCAAAGACTTCCGGTGAAGGAAGCGGCAACCAGCAATGGAAGCTGTTCTTCAACTTCTGGAAAGCTCCAGTCGACAGCACCTCTGTTGTTCGATTCCTCCCCGATCTTGATGAAGACAATCCGATGGGCTTCTTGGTCGAGAATCTCGCCCACGAACTCGTCATCAATGGCAAGCGCGAGAAGGTTCCGTGCTTGAAGATGTACGGTGAAGACTGCCCGATCTGCACACTCTCGCAGAAGTACTACGACGAAAAGTCGCCAGACCACAACGAACAGCTGGGCAAGAAGTACTATCGCAAGAAGTCGTACATCGGCCAAGTACTGGTGATCGAAACTCCAATCGAGAACGACCAAGAGCAACTCGTCAAGCTCATCGAGTTCGGTCCGAAGATCTTCAAGCAGATCCAGACCGCGTTCCAATCGGGTGATCTCGAGAAGCCACCGTTCGAGCTCGAAGGTGGTTACAACTTCCGCATCAAGAAGTCGAAGTCAGGCGAGTATGCCGATTACGGCACGTCGAGCTTCTCTCCGAAGCAGACGAATGTCGATGCGGACGTTCAAGAATCGCTCCAACTCTACAATCTGGCCGACTATCGAACGGCCAAGGTGTCTCGTGAAGTCCTGGAAGCTATGCTTCTGGCTGATCAGACAGGCGGCTCAATGCCAGCCGCTTCAAAAGAAGAAGCTCCCAAGGAGACTGCCAAGCCGGCTGCTGTGAAATCAGCGGCTGCTGAGAGCGTCGACACAACGGAAGAAACACCAGCCTCGAAGCCTGTGAAGGCTGAAGCAGCTGGGGAGAAGAAGATGTCCGTGGTCGAACAACTGCGCGCTCGCGCAGCAGAACAAAAGCGTAAGGCAGAAGCCGAAGCGGAGTAATCTGAAGAGGGGGTCTTCGGATCCCCTCTCTTTCTTTTGGAGACACAATGACCCTACCATTTTTGAGCAAATTCAAGAAGGAAGTCGGGAAGTACGAGTCAGTCGGAGTCGGCATCAAGACCGTCGAAGACTGGCTCACAACCGGCAATTACGCCCTGAATCGGGCGCTGTCTGGTGACTACATGAAGGGCGTTCCGCTCTCTCGTATCACCCTCTTTGCGGGTCCATCTGGCTCAGGCAAGTCGTTCATCACGATGAACATCGCCTATCAAGCTCAGAAGGAAGGCTACCACGTTCTCATCATCGACACTGAGAACGCCATCGACGTCACCTACCTCCAAAAGATTGGTGTCAAGATTGATGAGGATCACCTCACCTATCTGCAGGTCGCGACCATCGAGGACGTCAACGGTGTCCTGTCCGAGTTCTTCGTCAACTACCAGAAGACGTACGGCAAGGATAATCCAGAAGCACCGAAGACTCTCGTCATCATCGACTCCCTCGCGATGCTGTCGTCCTCCACCGAAATGGAGAACTACGACAAGGGTGTCATCAAGGGCGACCAAGGCCAGCTCGCAAAACGTCGGAAGGCTATGCTGCGATTGGCAGTCGGCAAGATCGCTCGCTTGCCGATCAAGTTGCTGATCACCGACCACGTCTACCCTCAGGACATCATGATGGGCGACGGTGCATGGGCCATCACGAATTCGACGAAGTTCTCATCCTCGATCATTGGCATCATCACGAAGCTGAAGCTCAAGGAAGATGGCGACGTCGTCGGCGTGCGGATGCGGTTCGAGACCTACAAGTCTCGGTTCGCGAAGCTCGGCACAAAGGTCGAGCTGGAGATTCCCTACAACAAGGGCATGTCCTCAA